TCACTTATAGATTTTATGTAAGGTACGTAGCTCAGATGCTGTTCGAAAATATTTAATATCTTCCTATAGTCCAATCGATCTCCCTACATCGTTGAGAGGTAGGTCGTACAATAATTTTAATCTTACATTGTTAAGAGGTAAGTTATGTACTGTAGATTGATAACTATAGTTATTAATATTTAGTTCTATCTATTTTTACAGACCATTAACGGTCCTAACTTTTAGTCTTACATTGTTAAGAGGTAAGTTACGCAAGTAATTTAATCTTTCATTGTTAAGCGGAAAGTTAAGCGATACGTTAGGACTATCCTACTTCTATTTTTAGTCTTACATTGTTAAGTGGTAAGTTACTCAAGTAATTTACTCTTCCATTGTTAAGCGGGAAGTTATGAGATAGTATAGTTTCGGATCCAATAGTTTTAGTCTTACATTGTTAAGAGGTAAGTTACGTAAGTAATTTAGTCTTTCATTGTTAAGAGGAAAGTTATACGATACCTAATGGGGTTGTAAAAATAGCAAAATATTAAATGATATATTTCGAATTCCCTTAACGGGACAGCGTCATCTCGAGTATAATACTCTGGACTTATTCTAATGTCGCAATATAGGAATATCTTAATCTACAATACCACAGATTGTCAGAGGTCGCTTTGACTTGACGGGTAAACGATTAAGAACCTATATTGAAAGTTCGAATAATAGAGAGATTAGAAAGATGAGCACTATCACACCCTAAATTTATTAAGTTTAGGGAAATACCATTGGTTGTTACTAAGTAATTAGTAACGTTTAAAGTGGGAAACTTATTTTAAAGTTTCATCTATATAGCTCTGGATATAAGAACGCGCACGGAGAGAGAAAGCAGGATACGATTTTTGCAACATGTCCTTAGGAGCCTTGTAAAGTTTGTAGGGGTTTAATACCTCACCAAACTTTTCATTAAGTTCCAGATAATACTCTATTGTCATTTCAGACGTAGGGATATTATCTATATATGCGACAATGTTGTTAACAATTACGAAATCCTGTTCTAGCCTTTGGTCTAGAACATCGGAAACGGCCTCATTGGCCCATTGATTTCCAACTCTTCCAACTAAAATGTGCGGTTCCAATCCTAGTTCTTGAGACAGAGCCAAGGTAAAATGATCAGTGTTAAACACTTCTAACCATTTTAAGCATTTATCTCTTAAAATAGTTATAGGTGTAACCCCTAGAACCAGATCTTTCGATCTGTTCTCTTTAATGATAACCCGGTCTCAAATACCTAACCAACCGTCTACTTGTGATAGTAGTTCGGGATTATAGTTAGTATTTGCGCTTCGGATTAACAGGGTCTCTGATATGGTTTTACCAGCTAACAGTTGCTTGTTTTGCGTATATAAAAATATACGATCTGCTAATCTCTTATGGTTAGATTTATATAGAGTATTTAAATCTAGATTCATAAGAGATACTGCCTTATATCCAAACCCCGACCACAATAAGAAATCTTTCAAACTTAAATTATAAGTATTGATAAGATCTATTGAAGAAGGAATATTGGATTTCGCTAAAAGATTACTTTTAAGCGTTGCAGGAGTAACGTCATTCTTTTTTCAGAATGTCCGTTTAGCAAACTCAAGCCCAGTACCATCTGGAGAGGAAAGAGATTTATGGAGATTTATCCCTAAACCAATTTCATCACAGATATTTAAGTACTCGTTAGCGACATCTCTGTCTGCAATCACCAAATCGTCTCCTAGTACCGCATACAATTTAAATCAATTTGTATGCCCTGCTTTTAAAGCAGCATATTGGACTAAGAAATGATGGGTGAGAGCGAGCATAGCTCAAGAACTCAGAGCTCCCATGGGCTGACCGACAGCATATCTAACAACTCCTCTCCAGGATTTGTAGTCATATGTGTAATCTCGGTCAACCAATATAGATTTCCATAAAGAGGATAATTTCTCACCTAAGAGAAATTTTAAGAGTTCTACCTGTAGTGATACAGGTAGTCTATCTGTGGCGCTGGACAGATCAAAGGAGTATAAAGGAAGATGTTTTACATCGGCCATCTCAATAAGCTTTTTCAAAGGCTTCAATTGATCGAAAGTCCCATCAGTAGGAATATTCCCCAATACATCAAAAATTAATTTGTGTAGAGGTTCTAATATTCACTGTGTTAGCGGGTCCACCATAGCAAAAACTCTTAACTTACCACCAGCTTCCTGTTTAAAACCTAGTTTACCTAGGTCCCCCAATATTAGATTAGTCTTGTTTAAATCAGAACTTTTTTCAACAAAAGGTCTGATAGACTCTCAATATTGGTCTAAATCTTCAAATAGCGAGATTCAGTACGAATCCCCTATTTCGGTCAGTCAATCTTGTAGAAAAT